ACTGGCGAAGGGCAAGAAGTTAACTATGTTAATAATATTGGAAGGTCCTGATGGTTCTGGCAAGACGACGCTCGCGCAGGAGATCGCCGCTGAGCTGGGCTGGACAACCAGTGACAAAATCGAGGTCTGGCACCGCGGCCGGCCGACCGGTCACCCACTGGATGAGTACCTGCGACCGCTGTACGGCTACCGACCCGGCACCGGTTACCACCTGATCCTGGACCGCTGGCACTGGGGCGAGGTCGTCTATCCGAAGATTCTCAACCGGCCGACGAGCCAGAACAGCGCTGTCTTCTGGGCGATCGAGGCATATCTGCTGCGACTCGGTGCGTTGGTCATTAACTGTGACAATAACTTCACGTTCCAGTATCACAACATCTACCGTGAACGCGAGCTTGACGGTACTTCCGACGCCTGGCAGATCACTCACTTGAACCGGATTCGTGACGAGTTTTCTCGTATGATCTATCGCTCGGCGCTACCGTCGTTGACGTATTCCTACGGCCACGACCCCCAACCCAATATCATCGACTTAGCGCGCCGCTACGAGACTCAGGCACGTGAGCTCAACGACTTCGTGACGTACTCTGGTCCGGTCAAACCTCACATGCTGCTGCTCGGTGACGTTCGCAACCTGCAGCCGATCGATCCACTGAACTCACCGGCATTCGTTCCCACCAAGCAGTCGTCCGGTCACTTCCTACTCAAGTCGTTGACGTCTCTAACGTCCCGCACATGGGTGCACGGCGTCGGACTGGCCAACGTCAACGACGTCGACAACGTGTATAAACTATGGCAGACTCTCGGGCAGCCGTCAGTCGTCGCGCTTGGTAGGAAAGCCCACGCCCGTACTCTCTACGTGCTAAACCAGGAATATGGTGTCGTTCCCCATCCCCAGTACGTCCGTCGGTTTCACCACGGTAAAAGTGAGCAGTACGGCTGGCTCATCTGTCAGGCCAGCCAGACGAGAGAGGACTACAGCAAGTGGCCACAGTCATCCACGCCCGTGACGGGCGAACCGCCTACGTCGATGTCATCACCAAGCTCCGGCTCTTTGGCGTCAGCCGACCCAGTCGTAACGGCCCGACCCGTGACCTCGGACACACCACTATCATCCTAGACGAGCCGTGCGACGCGCTACCTATCGACGTCGGTCGCGGACTCAGCGAGCGGATCGCCGCGCTAGAGGCGATCCAGCTAGTTGGCGCCTTCTCTGACCCCGACTGGCTCGTCGAGAGGGCTCCCCAGCTGTCTCCCTACAGGGAGCCGTCCGGTGCGTTCTGGGGCGCGTACGGACGCCGGATCGGCTGGCAGATCCGCGACGCCGTCGCCAAGCTGCGTGCCGACCCGTGGACGCGCCAGGCCGTCGCCACTCTCTGGGATCCCATGTACGACAACTACCCGGAGAAGCGTGACTATCCGTGCACCGTCGCGCTCGGCTTCACGCTGCAGCCGTCGTTCACCGATAGCCGGCTCAACATGCACGTCACGATGCGCTCAAACGACGCGTGGCTTGGACTACCGTATGACATGTTTCAGTTCACCCAGCTCTTCCAGACCGTCTGCCGCTGCCTGGACGTCCGACCCGGCACGTACACTCACACCGCGTGGTCGCTGCACCTCTACGACCGAGACGTCGACCGCACGTACGACGTCGCGCTAGCCGGCGACACCGGCTACCGGTTTGACCCGACCGGTTTCGGTGAACCGAACATGTCGTTTACCGACGTCAGCCAGCGGGCGCACGTGATCGCGCTGACCCCGGACAAGATCGACTGGGAGCTGACGCCGAGCGAGAGGTGGTACCGTGACGCTATCCATGGTAATTCGACCCAGCTGGCATGAAGTGCGGCTGGCGATGGCCGCCGAGCTGGCCAAGCGCAGCCTATGCAGCCGTGACCAGGTCGGCGCGGTGGTTGTCGACAAGTACAACAAGATCATCGGTGAGGGCTACAACGGCCCGCCGCGTGGCTTCTGGCACGGTGGAGAGCCGTGTAACAAGTGGTGCCAGCGTACGATGAACTTTAAGCTCGCGGGTGACGATGGACTTCATACAACGTATGATGACTGTCCGTCGCTGCACGCCGAGGCCAACGCCCTGTTGCAGGCCGACCGCTCACTATGCCTCGGTGGCACCATCTTCGTGACGAGCCACATCTGCATGGGCTGTGCTAAGCTCATCGCCAACTCCGGCCTGGGACTGCTGGTCGTTCGGTCCGTTGTCAAGGATCACCGACGCTCGGAAGAGGTCTACAACTTCCTGCGCGACTGCAAGATCGAGCTGGGTATCTGGGAGGACAGGTGACCGGTACCGGGGTACTTGACCGCGTCAAGCTTCACTACATCGAGTCGTTCGACGACGTCCAGGCGTACATCGACTGGTTCTCCAACAAGGTTTATGATGACCCGATCGCCGTCGACACCGAGTCGACCGGCTTCTACTGGCACCGTGATGACTACGTCCGGATGGTCCAGGTCGGTGACGAAGTCGACGGCTGGGCAATGCGCTGGGACCGATTCTCGGGCCTGTTCGAGGCGACGATCGCCGCACACGAGGGTCCGATCGACCTGATGAACGCCAAGTTCGACTACGCGTTCCTGCGCAAGGCCGGCGTCAAGCTTAGGCAGCCGCTGATCCGCGACGTCGGTGTCATGTCGTACGTTCTCGAGCCGCACATGTCACGCGCGCTCAAGAACCAGGCCAAGCGGCACGTCGACCCGCGCGCCGGCGCGCTCCAGTGGCAGCTCGACGAGGCGATCGGTGGTCGCAGCGAGTGGACGTGGGCGACGATCCCGCACGACTTTCCGCTGTACTGGCAGTACGCCGCGATGGACCCGGTGCTGACCGCTCTGATCCGTGAGCACCACTGGCCGCTCGTTCAGGAGCGCGCGCCGCGCGCCTATGAGATCGAGAACGAGTTCCAGTGGGTCGCGCTTAAGGCCGAGACGTACGGCGTCTGCATCGACGTCGACTACGCGGATCGGCACTACTCCAAGTTCACCGCGTACTGCGAGGACGTCGAGCGATGGTGTGAGAGTGAGTACGGCGTCAAGCCGGGCAGCAACCAGGCCATCGTGCGCAAGCTGGTCGAGCTTGGTTTCAGTGAAGATCACTACTTCTCTAAGTCAACCGCCAAGGGCGCGGTCGCGCTCGACTCTAGCGTCCTAGAAGTCATCGATCACCCGCTCGCGCAGGCGGTTCTCCAGCGGCGGCAGCTGCAGAAGATCGCATCAACGTACCTGCGGTTCTACGTCGGTCACGTCGACTCGAACTCGCTGATTCACCCGTCGATCAACACCGTCGGCGCGCTGACCGGCCGGATGACCGTCTCGGAGCCCAACCTGCAGAACCTGCCGGTCCGCGGCACCAACCCAGCGCACAGGGTCGTCCGCAACTGCGTCGTCGCGCGGCCCGGTCACACGCTTATCATGGTCGACTTCGACCAGGTCGAGATGCGCGGACTGGCGATCGACTCCGGCGACGCCGGTTTGATCGCGGCGTTCCAGACCGACGAGGACTTCTTCGTCTCGATCGCGCGCCAGGTCTACGACGATCCGACGCTGGTCAAGGCGGACCCGCGCCGGCAGCCGGTTAAGAACGGCATGTACGCCCGGATCTACGGCGCCGGGCTGGTCAAACAGGCCGCCACGGCCGGCGTGTCCGTCGAGCAGATGCGCTATGTCAACACGTCGCTGAACCTCAAGTTCCCGGGCATCGAGTCGTACGCGCGCGGCATCATCGACCAGGCGATCCGCGACGGTCGCAACGAGGGCGGACTGGCGTTCACGACCTGCTCGCTGACCGGCCAGCGTCACTACGCCGAGCGCGGCAAGGAGTACGCGCTGGTCAACTACAAGATCCAGGGGTGGGCCGCCAAGCTGTTGAAGCTCAAGGCGCTCGAGTTAGACGCGGCCGGTCTCGGTGACTACATCATCGCGTTCATCCATGACGAAATCATCTTTGACATGCCGAATGACCTGGTCCGTGACGCGGTGCACACCATTCAAAAGATCATGAACGACACGACGATGTTCCCCGTCGCGATCACGGCCAGCGTCTCGACGGGGCAGCGGTGGGGAGAGAAGAAAGAGTGGAGTGAAGATTAATGCAGTACTGGTCTTGGATTCTAGCCACGATCGGAATCACCGCAATGTGGCTTGCCGGTCGACATAACAAGCTCGGTTGGCTGATCGGTGTCGCTGCACAGATCATTTGGTTTGTTTACGCGATCGTCACTCGACAGTGGGGTTTCATCGCCACAGCGATCGCTTACAGCTTCGTCTACGCCCGTAACTGGTACCGCTGGCGTCAGCTTGAACATGCTGTAACCAGTCCGGTAAGAGAGTCAGAGAGTGTGAGTATATGATACTCGTCGGTGTGGACCCTGGCAACGTGACCGGCGTTGCAGTCTGGTGGGACCCGGACTTCTACGACTCGTCCAAGCGCGGACGTGACGTCGACGTCGCTGAGGTTGAAGATTCAACGAAGGTTTCAGCGGTGATCCGCCGGATGCTCAACGGTCACCGGCCGCACCTCATCCTCGTCGAGCGGTTTACGCAGAACGCGCGCAAGACGCACCAGCCGACCGCCGGCGAGGTCACCGGTGCCGTGAGATCGCTCGCGGAGGAGCTTCACTGTCGCTGCGTCTACCAGGCACCGTCGCCGGCCAAGAAGATCGGCACCACCGAGCTGCTCAAGCAGCTTGACTGGTGGACGCCGTCACGCGACGACCACGGCAACTCGGCCTGTCGGCACATCCTGCTCGGCATGGCGACGTTCCAACCCGTAAGGTTTGCGCGGCTGACCGGTATATAATAAGAACCATAGAAAAACGACGAGAGAGGAGCGACGTTGACGACACCGATAGGTGAAGAGCCGGAGATCGACGCGCACCAGTTCTGCAGCGTCGACTGCCCGTGCGGTCACTGGAGCGAGTACCGCCGCCGGGCGACGACCCGCGCGGACGGCCGACGCGGCAAGCCGAACCTCGACGTCATCGAGGAGAACCGCGATGCCGCACGCTGACGTCATCGAAGACCGGATCTTCGTCCAGACCGAGTGGAACGAGCGTGACCTAGTCAAGCTCATTCCCGGCGCACGATGGCACACCGAGCGCAAGCTGTGGCACGTTCCGCTGACATGGGTCGCGTGCCTGCAGCTGCGCGGCGTCTTCAGGGAGCGGCTGACCGTCGGCAGCGCGCTCATCGAGTGGTCTACCGGTGTCTTTCTCGACCGGATAGAACCGGCGCAAATGCTGCGCAGTCTCAGTAAACCACACTCTTATGACGAGCGTGACCTGTTGCGCGCGTTCCAGCGCGCCGGCGTGGACTTTATGTCCGTTGCCGGTTCGTGCCTACTCGGTGACGATACGGGGCTCGGTAAGACGGTCCAGACGCTGGAGCTGTTCTCAGTCCTGCGCGTGACGGGAAACGGTCTACCGGCGCTTATCATCTGTCCAAAGTCCCTGAAGGTCAACTGGGCACGCGAGGCCGAGACGTGGCTTCCGCTAGCCAACACGTACGTGATTAGCGGCGGAGCCGTCCAGCGGCACAGGCAGCTGGTCGCGGCGTCGAAGGACCGCAACGCGCTTGTGATGGTTTCGTACGACACGCTACGCAGCCACTCGCGCCTAGCGCCGTACGGCTCGATCCGCCTGCGCCGGTGCCGTGAGTGTGGCGGCGTCGGTGAGCACGAGGTACCGGCGTCACGCTGTGAGGTCCACCTCGGTGAGCTCAACTGGATCAAGTTCAAGACCGTCGTCCTTGACGAGGCGCACCGGATCAAGGATCCCGCGTCGAAGCAGACGCGCGCCGCCTGGGCCGTCGGTCACATGCCGCACGTTGAGCGCCGGTTCGCGCTGACCGGCACACCGATTGGTGACGCGGTTGACGACCTGTGGTCAATCATGCACTTCCTGGCACCGGACGAGCATCCCGTCCGCTCAACGTTCGTCGACCGCTACGCGCTGACGTCGTGGGGAACCTACGGCGGCATCGAGATCTCGGGGCTCAATCCTGACACTCGGCGGGAGTTCTACGACGTCATCGAGCCGCGATTTCGTCGGATGCCCAAGGCGCTAGTCCTCGACCAGCTGCCGCCGGTCGTCCGCAGCCGGCGATACGTCGAGCTGTCTCCCAAGCAGCGCAGGGCGTACAGCGACATCGCCTACGGCAAGGAGAACGGCTACGCGCTGGTCACTAAGCTGCCCGACGGCAACATCCTCGTGGCACCAAGCGACCTGGAGACGCAGCTGCGCCTGATGCAGTTCTCCAGCGCCACGATGAAGCAAATTGGGATCGACGAGAAGACCGGCAAGCCGAAGTTCGAGATGTGTGAACCGTCCTCCAAGATCGACGCGCTGGAGGAGTTCATCGGCGAATACGGCAACCGCCAGCTCGCGGTCTGCGCCGAGCACCGCCAGCTGATCAATTTAGCGGCGCACCGGCTCGACAAGATCGGGATTAAGTACAGCCTGGTCGTTGGTGGGCAGCGGGACTTCGAGCGCGACTCGGCGCTGCGTCAGGCCGTCAAGGGCGACGTCCAGGTGCTGCTGTTCACAATTCGCGCCGGCGGCGAGGGTCTGACGATGACGTTTACCGACACGCTCGCGTTTCTCCAGCGGTCATGGTCAATGCTAGCCAACCTGCAGACCGAGGGCCGGATCAACCGGATCGGCGCCGAGAAGCACGACTCGCTCAACTACGTCGATTTCATCGCGGACACCGACGCCGAGCAGGTCCAGCTGACCCGGCTGTATCAGCGGCTCGAGCGGCTCGAAGAGATCACGCGTGACCGCGAGACGCTGCGCGCCGCCGGCGTCGACGTCCGCGCGCTCGACGCCGAGGAGCAGCAGATCCTCGCCGGAAACCTGGGGGTGCTGTAGGTGGAGGTCGTCAAGCTTGTCCTAAGCTGGCTCTGCGGCTGCGCGTGTGCCACCGTCGTGGCCGTCGGATTCATAGCCTGGTGGTTTAAGGATGTGTACAGGTGACCACTATTGAAGTTCTTCTTTGTCTTTGTGATAAGTTCACAAAGTGGTATGATAACGTTTGCCGATGTGGTCATCGTAACATTGAACACATCGATGAGACTGGTTCGTGTACCGGTGAAAGCGTCTTAGAACGAGGTTTAAATGACCGTAGTTGACGGCGTCCGTCTCGTGTCGAACTCTGAGGTCCAGACGTTCAAAGACTGCCCGCGCAAGTGGTGGCTGGCCTGGTACCGCGGCCTCAAATTGCGTAGGCGCGCGGTTACCAGTGCAGCCTCAACCGGCACACGAATCCACGTCGCTCTGGCGGCGTTGTACTCGCCGAACGGCGCGACAGCGGATGCCCTGCGGATGCTGGGATACGCGCAACGTGCCGACCAGCGTGAATTCGACACGCAGCTCTCGGCGGCACAGTTCTCCGAACACGGCGAGTCCGAGACGTCGCGACTTAACGAGGAGTACGACAAGCTACTCAAGGCGTTCGACCTGGAATACGCAATGATAGAGGGCTACGTTGAGTGGCTCGCGGAGACCGGCGCTGACCAGAACCTAGAGGTGATCTCGGTCGAGCAGCGGGTCGAGGCCGAGTTCTGCAACGAGGAGACCGCGTCCAAGAGGGAGTGGCCCAACCCGGTCAAGCTGATCGCCAAGCTCGACGCGCGCGTGCGCAACGCGCTGACCGGCGCGGTTAAGTTCATCGACCACAAGTCGGTCGGCTCGCTTCATGACCCGGTGCTTGGACTCAACCAGCAGATGCGTCACTATCACGTCATCGACGACCTGCTGACCGAGCCAGGACAGCCGCGCGCCGAGGGAGCGCTCTACAACATGCTGCGCAAGGTCAAGCGTACCCGCGCCTCAAAGCCGCCATACTACGCGCGGGTCCCGATTGACCACAACCGCTACGAGCTGATCAATTACACAGCACAGCTGATTGGCATAATCGACCGGCTCAACGACGCGACGCAACTGATAAACGATAGGCCCGAGATGCATCAGGCGGTCGTACCGCCGCGGCCGTCGCGCGACTGCACCTGGAAGTGTGAATTCTTCAAGATCTGTCGGATGTTCGACGACGGCAGCCGCGTCGAGGCCGCGATAGAGGAGCACTACGTCGCCGGCGACCCGCTGGCGTACTACGACGACAAGGAGGAAAGTGGAGAGAGTAATTGAGCGGCAACGTGTCCTGTCTCAACTGTTTCACTCAGCATCTAAGGCGGGAAAGTCGACGCTGTCCAGTACCGCGCCAACGCCCCATCTCGTGTTAGATGCGGAGGGCAGCTGGAGCTTCATTGAAGAGATGGGTTACAAGTCGGGGATACCGCTGCGCAAGAAGCTGTGGGATCCGCTGAAGGACGTCGTCCCGCGGTGGGACGATACGTGGGACGTGATTCGCGTTCACGTTGACTCGTGGCAGGTACTCAGCCAGACGTACATGCACCTGACGCAGTCTAAGTGGGACTTCGTCTCTCTAACCGTCGACTCGGTGACGGAGTCTCAGCGGCGCTGCAAAGCCAACATCAAGGGAACCGGACCGATGCAGATCCAACAGTGGGGCATGCTGCTCGACAGCATGGACGCGCTAATCCGCGGCTTTCGTGACCTGCTGTTCCAGGCCAACCCACTGCGCGTCGTGACGTTCAACGCTGAGACAGCGATGAAAGACGGCAAGTGGCGTCCGTTCATGCAGGGCCAGATCCGTGACACAATGCCATATTGGGTCGACATCTGCGGCTACCTGTTCACCGAGATGCGTCCCGACGGTGACCAGCAAGTCAAGTTCAAACGCATGCTGGTTGGTGAGGGTATCAACGACGCCTACGTCACCGGCGAGCGCGTCCAGGGACGCCTACCCGATATCATCGATAACCCCAACATCTCGGCTATGCTGGCCGCGGTGTACCCGACAAGTCAGGAGCTAGCACGTGGCTGACACCAACTGGGCCGATCTTCACAAGCACGCGACGACGTCGCTCGAGGGTGAGTTTCCCCTCATGATCGTCGAGGCGACGGCGACCAAGACGAACGACCAGACGAAAGATATGATCAAGTGGAAGGCGAAGATCGAGTCGGGTCCGTTCGTGGACCGACCGATCAGCGGCAACTTCACAATCTCACCAGATTCACCCATCGCGCTACGGATCTTCTTCTCGCAGATGTCCGTCCTCGGCTTGGACGGCGTATTTTTTCAGGCCAACCCGAACGCGCCCGTCGAGCTGATCGCGCAAGCGCTCGTCGGACGGCGCGCGATCGGTGTTCTCGGTACCCGCCAGTGGCAGGGCCGCGACTTTGATGAGGTCAAGGAGTGGAAGCCGGCGCTCGGTGGTCCAGGTGGCTCTGCCCTCTCTGCGGGCCCGCTCGGCGGACACGTTGCGACGCCCGCAACGGCGCTCGCCGGTGGCTCTCCGGTCACCTCGCCGGCCTCTCCGGCGGCTGCTCCGTCGTCCCCGGTTGCCGTCGCGCAGCCGCAGACCGCGCCGCCAGTAATCAACTTCTAGATATATGATCATATGGTAGAGTGGTGGATGTTAGATCCGCCGCTCTACCGTCTTAGAGAGGAGAGAGAAGGTGAAGAGACGAATCGGCTACGCCAAGCTCGGCCGCTCGATGCCGCTGCAGCTCGGTGACTGTGGCTCTAACGGCGGTGACGTTGAGATGATTCCGACGCTCCAGCTGCTCGCCGAGCGTCACCCAGACGTCGAGTTCGTTATCATCGGTCGCAACTCCGGTGAGGAGCCGGCGCGCGTCGGCCTACCTGCCAACATCACCAATCCGTGGACCGGTTGGTGGCCCAAGATCCGCGCTGAGATGAACGCAGCGAAGCTGAATCATCCGGCTCTAAGCGTCGACGAGCACCTACGACTTGCCGAGATCTTTGACCGGTACACACGCGACGCCTTTGTGCTGCTTGACGGCGTTGTTATGTGGCTTGGCCAGCACGGCACAACACACACTCCGCTGCCGTCAATTAAAGATCGCAGCGTCTTGACCAAACCATATGACTCATTGTCACTCTACGGCGGCTACCTGCTGCGCGGGATCAACGCGTGGCGCGACGTCGATCCGCATAATCGTGAGGAGGTGCTGCTCAACCCAGACCCGCGCAACGTGCCAAAGTACCGGGACGGCCGGTATCCGTGGCGGCACGCCGTCTTGAGCCAGCACGACCAGGTAAACGCGATTAAGCACGAGGAGGGTGACCGGGTCGTTTCGTCGACGGTTCTCAGCGTCTACTCGCGCCTGGAGATCTCGGGTCTGCTCCCTAGTACGCCGTTCACCAACCTCATTAAGTTCAATGACGACCACAACCGACCGCACGACTTCGGCATCGTGTTCAATGAGACACGGCGTGACGTCGCGCTCGAGAAGTCACGACGTTACATCCTAGAGAAGTGGGTGTTCCCGCTGTCTCCCGGCTTTATCTACGGACAATGGAGCGACGCAACTCGGCGGCAGCTCGGCATCCGGATTGAACCGATCGACGTGCTGAACTACTTCAGTACGATCCAGACCACGCGCTGCACGTTGACGACCCCGTCATCTGGCTCCGGCTGGGCGACTGCCAAACCGTGGGAGTGCTTCGCCGCCGGCGTGGTCTGCTTCTTTCACCCAGCGTACGACGACCAGAACCACATACTCAACGACGCACCCTACGCGCTTGCGTCGTGGCTGCGCGTCCGTCACCCGATTGACCTACGTGACCGGATCCGCTACATGCGAGACAACCCAGAGTATTGGCAGGAAATCGTTCGGCTTCAACGCAATCACTACCTAAAAGCTATCGACGAGCTCAGCTACCTAACAAAGATCGAACAGAGACTGGGACTGGACTAATGGACGCGATAATCCTCGCCGGCGGGCGCGGCACCCGCGTCATGGAGCTGGCTCCCGAGTTCCACAAGCCGCTGCTGCCAGTCAACGGCGTCCCGATGGTGACGCTGGCCGTCGACCTGGCGCTGCGCGCCGGCGTCACGTGTCCCGTCGTCGTGGCCGCGCCCGCCAACACCGAGGCGATCTGCGGCGCACTGGACGGCCGACCCGCGTTCGTCGTCATCCAGCGCCAGCCGCTCGGCGCCGGCCACGCGCTGCTGCTCGGGCTGCAGGCCAGTCCGCGCCCGCTCGTCGACTGCGATCGGGTGCTCGTGCTACTCAGTGACAACGTCTCGACGGACACCGACGTCACCGCGGTGATGCAACACCCAACCGCGATCGGGATCCAGTACATCGAGCGGGTCAACGCGTTTCGCTTCGCGCGGCTGAACGACGACGGCCGCTGGTGCGAAAAGGAACGCCTCAAGCTTGACGGTCCGCCCGTAGCGTGTTGGGTTGGACCGTTCATCGGCTGGCGCAACCGAATGGTGCGGGTGCTTGCCGAGGCGGTCGCCGCGCGCAAGCCGAATGAAGAGGTCTACGTCGGACCCCACCTCGGTAACTTCATGTACAGCGAGACGAAGTGTCCCCTCGTGCCGGTCGACTCGCTCGACCTGGGCGTGACGGACGAGTACCGGAGGTTAACATGAATGAAAACGAGACTGAAGAGATGAACGACGGTAAAATGAACTGGCCGGCCGCGGTCGTCAACGTCGTACTTATCCTGGCCGTCGTCGCGATCGTATTCATTATCTGCGGCAACGACATCTTGAAGGGCTGGCTGACGTGACAACTGACAAACTGGAGCACCTGATCCGCATGCAGCTCAACCTGCAACGTGAATTTGGCTTCAACTTCGACACGATGCCACACGATGAGCAAATCGCGTACATCCGCGACCACCACCAGGCTGTTATCATGGAAATGTCTGAGGTGCTCAATGAAGTTGACTGGAAACCCTGGACGGTCAACCCCCAGCGGATCATTCACCGCGATGAGTACGTCGCCGAGCTCGTTGACGTCCTCCACTTTTGGATCAACATGATTCTGGTAGTCAGCGGCAAGATGACGACCACCGAAATCGCGGACGAGATCTTCACCCGCTACGCGCTGAAGAACCGCGTCAATACCCACCGGCAGCTCGACGGCTACGACGGCCGCTCAACCAAGTGCGCCGGCTGCGGTCGCGCGCTGGACGACGTCGCCGTCCGGTGCTGGCGACGCGGCGACCAAGGACGCTGCGAACGCGACAACGTCGACATCAACTACGTCATAAGCGAGGGTCGCGACGTCGCCGCCATGCTTGAGATGTCACACGATGTCAACACCATCGATCCGGTCTGTTCTCACTGCAACCAAGAACTCAACAAACACGGCTGCGTCCCGGCGACGTCCGAGCGGTGGGGACACTGTGGCGCCGGTCAGCGGAACCTGCCGCCGATCAAGCTGCCGGTTACGTGATACGGTTCCTCCGTGACGTATACGGCGATCGACTGCATGGGATTCGCCGGTGGCTTTACGCTCGGCGTCGTCCAAGCTGGCTTTAAGCTGATCGGCAAGCGCGAGAAGAAGGGCGGCTTCGGCGCCAAGAACTGCGAGGTCAATCGACACCTACTCGGTGACGGCTGGCAGACCGAGGCGTGTGATCCCAGCGAGTGGAGCGTCCCAGACGGGGGCGCTTCACTCGTCTTTGGTAACCCACCGTGTTCCGGCTTCTCGGTCCTAACGGATGAACGGTTCCGCGGCGCCGACTCGGCGATCAACCAGTGTATGTGGGACTTCGTCGAGTACGCCGGCCGCGTTAAGCCAGACATCGCGATCTTCGAGTCCGTCCAGCAGGCGTATGGCCAGGGACGCGGCCTGATGCGCGCCTTACGCATTCGTCTAGACGGTCTTACCGGTGAACGCTACACGCTCTACCACGTGCTGCACAACGCGCTGTCCGTCGGCGGACCAGCGATGCGCAAGCGCTACTTCTGGGTCGCATCGCGGGTGCCATTCGGCGTCGACTGGCCCGAGATCAGTCGTACTCCCGTCCTAGAAGACGTCATCGGTGACCTGCAGACTCTCGACCAGCGGTGGGACTCCCAGCGGTACTGGCTCGATCCGACGTGGTACTCACACCGGTTTCGTGACCGCTACGCCGACGGCTCATACTGGGTTGACGGCCACGTCTCGCTAGACGTCCCGTCGGTCCGCCGGACGCTCGACCTGCGAGACGGCGTCGAGTGGAATCCCGGCGAGTATATTCACACCGTTATGCGCCGGTACTTTGACACCCACGCTGACCTACCGCAGAGCTGGCACCACAAGCTAGATCAGCTCAAAAACCGCGACTTCCAGATCGGTTTCACCGTTCCGATGATGTGGCGACCCGACCGACACGCACGTGTCGTCACCGGTGGGACTATGCTGCTCGGCGTCCACTGGGCCGAGCGCCGGACGTTCACGCACCGTGAAGTTGCACGGATCATCGGTTTTCCAGACTCGTGGTTGATCGAACCGCTGCGAGGCACATCCGGATTGTTTATGACGTGGGGCAAGGGCATCACCGTCGACTGCGGTCGGTGGATCGCCAGCTGGGCGCGCCGGACGCTGGACGGTCAACCGGGCGCGCTGACCGGTGAGGAGATTGGCGCTGACGAGCGGCTAATTGACGTGACAAACGCCTGGAAGATGGCTTGTGGTACAGTCAAACTTGAACTTAACGCTAGGTGGAGGGAAGATATAGTGACTGAGACGGTTGAATCGCCGGTCGACGAGACGGCCAAGGGACGGCCACGCTCGGCCGAGACGGTCGAACGTGACCAGCGGGTCTTCGACACGCTGGCATCCGCCGGCATGACTCGCACGGAACTGGCGGTGCAGCTGGACGTTCCGCCGAACCTGGTTTACCTAAGCCTGTGGCGCCTCAAGCGTGACTCGCGCGTCGAGCGCGTTCGGCACGAGGGTAACTGGGTCTGGCAGCGCGTCGCCGGCGCGGTCTAGAGACGAGCTCCGGTGTCCGTCGACGTCGGAGGATATGATTCGGACGACGGCCGGTCCTACCAGACCGGCCACGTCAGTCTCGCGAGCGTCCAGCTGATGCTGGTGCGCATGGAGTCAAAGTTCGACCAGCTGAGCCGGGACGTTCACTACATGCGTGAAGCCCAGCTGACCCGCGCGACAGAGGCTGAGCGCCGGTTCAACGACCAGGAGACGCGGCTGCGTGCCATCGAGAGCAAGCGATACATCGAGCCGAAGTCAGTTACCACGGTCTTCGCGGTAGTTCTTCCGGTCTGCGCAGTCATCGTTTCTATCATCGCTATCATCGTAAAGTGAGGTGACTTACGTGACACTCAGTGACCAGAATGAGCCGCAGTTCGAGCTCGTCGATGAATCCGAGCCCGCGCCCCGCGCGCCTGAAGACGACGAGGACGAGAACGATGACACTGGCAGCATCGAGGGAGAGTAGCCGTGACAAATCACATCTCTCGCGCCGGCTGGAACGCGCGACCACCTGACTCGACGACGCCGCTCGACCGCAGCCGGATCCAGTACTTCATCGTTCACTACTCGGGAGAAATCCGGTCACAGTCGGTCCGTTCGATCCAGGACTACTGCATGGACGTCAAGGGTCACGTCGATATCGACTACAACCGGATCGTCCGCGACGACAACGACTACATGGGACGCGGCTGGAACGTCGGCGGTCACACCAAAGATATGAACTCGGTCAGCTACGGTGTCTGCGTCATCGGACTGGACGGCGACGCGACCGACGCCGACATGCGGACGGTCCGCGAGATCTATGACGAGATCTGCGCGAGCCTCGGCCGGCCACTCATCATGACCGATCATCAGACGCTGCTCGGCGCAAGCTACACCGACTGTCCCGGCAGCGAGCTGCACAACTGGGTCGCTACCGGCATGCCCTACCCGGAGGAAGATATGACACCTGAGCAGTCAGAGGCGTTCAACGACCTCATCTGGCGCGTAGACGCGCTGTTCGCCAACACCGATCTGCGCGGCGGTCGCTATGAAAGTGACCCGACGTTAAACCAAAACATGGCAAAAGCGGCGCTTGACGCCGTAGCAGCCGACGTTGATGAGCTGCAGGCGCGTCCACCGGCTCCGCCGGCCGAGGTCGATGTCCCGGCGCTCGTCGCGGCGTTGACACCAGCGATTCGCCAGATCGTCCGTGAGGAGATCGACGACACCAAGCTGGGTCAGATGCCGTGAGCGGTATCCACCGGCTCGCTGACCCGGACGCCGAGTACTCCGCGTGGGCGGCGCGGGTACACGGCGTTCGCGGCTTCCTGATCGGCCTGGCGCTTGACGTCTCGGCGGCCGGCGTCGCCTTCCTGGTGACGGTCATCGGTGACCTCGAGTGGACGTCAACCTACTGGAAGATCCTCGGATTGGGTCTCTGTAAATCCGTCATCCAGGGCCTGGTCGCGTACCTGGTCCGCCGGCTCATCCCGCCTCAGGTACCGCGCTAGTTCCGCTAAAAAATCACGGTCCGCGTCGAGACTTTCTCACGCGGACCGTTTGCATTGTGACGATGAGTGTTGTAGGATTATGTCGTAGAGTTCAAGCGAGTAGAGAAGAGAGAATCATGATCTGCGGACACTGCAAGGATCGAAACGCCACCGTCGATCACGTGCGTTCCTGCGCACAGCCGAAGTCAACCGTCGCCGTTCTCGAGCGTACGCCCGTCACTGAACCCGGTATGTACCAACGCGGTGACGATGTCTTCCAGGTCGTCTGGAACCAGATGCAGACTCACCTGTACGCCAAGCTGTACGTCCCAACCTACGTCGCGGGCAAGCTGCACAAGTTTGAGTTTACCTATGAGAAGGGCTCGATCTTCACGCTCGACGCCGCCGACCGGATGACCGTCGAGCAGGTCGCGCAGCTCGGCAGGCAGACGGGATTCTGCTGGGTCTGCCACCGCAAGCTGACCGTCCAAAAGTCGATCGTCGCGGGCATCGGCCCCGTCTGCGCGAAGAAGGTGTAGCATGATCGAGTACGCGCTTCTGATGTCCGACGGCTCAATGCAGGTGCGACCCACCGATCCCGAGATCGACGAGATCTATCCGCTCGACAAGTGGATCAAGAACCAGCGGCGCTTCACGCGCAAGGTGTACCAGCGCGAGATCGAGGTCATCGCAGATTGGACGGAGGTTCCCCATGGCGATCAAGAAAGTTAAAGCCACCCAGGTCATCTGCGACGCGTGCGGCGCGATCCAGGTCGTCACCGATCACATCGATATCGTTGGCTTCAGCGGCGTCGTCTCCGAGCAGGGAACGTGGGGAGGCACCGGGTCTGTCAAGTGGTTCGCCTGCAGCGCGACCTGCGTCAGCGCCGCGGTCGTCAACGCGATCAAGGAGTCGTACGGAAATGACGAAGATCCGAGGTAAGGGCACGTTCCGTGCGCAGCACGCCCAGAAGTCCGGGCGTGCTGCGCAGCGGACCCCGCTGCCGCCGCGCTGCACCGAGTGCCGGATGCCCGGCACCTACATGATCAACGGACAACCACGGTGTGACGAACACCGTAAGCTCTGTACGTGTCCACATGGTGACGACTCTCCCGCAAAGAATCACTGGTTCGAGTGTCCGAAGGAGTGATAAAGATGACAACGTGGTGGGATGACGTCGAGTACCTCGCCGCGCAGTCCCAGCGGATCGAAGACATGGACGGCGACAACGAAGAGTGGGAGTGCGGCGTCAGTGAAGATCACGACTGGAAGCCTGGTGACCTTGAGTGTCGACGCTGTCACGCTGACCTCAGTGAGTGGAATGAGGAGAAAGAATAGTGATGCAGATTCGATTTGACCTCGTCAAGACGGCGTACGCGCTGATTTGGACCGAGGGCGGCCGCGGCCCGTTCGCGGTGATGAGTAAGATAGAGTTCAGCAGGTTTCTCGAGACCTACGACGCGCGCAACATCAAGACCTACGTGTTCATCAGTATGAAGGGAGAAGAGCGATGAGTGAAGAGCAGAGCACCCAGTTCAGCGTCCGTGAGGCGCCGTGGTTCAAACTCGGCAAGCTGGTCGACGAGCCGGTAACGGCCAAGGAGGCCGCAGAGCTTGGCGGACTCAACTTTGACGTTGAACTGCAAGAGGTCGGCACGTTCAAACGCGACGACAGCGGAAACATCTATCATACAAGTGTCGCACCGATCGACAAGCGCCGTGCCGTCGTTGCCGTAGACAACGGCCAATTCATGGGATTCGTCTCGGCCAAAAAGTACACATCCCTCCAGTACGCGGACGCGTTCAACTTCATGGACACGATCAACCCGCGCTACGTCGCCGCGGGCACGCTACGTGACCGCCGGCAGGGCTTTATGGTCGTCAAGCCGGAGATCCAGCTTAACGTCCTGGACGGTGAGGATCCGCACGAGCTGTTCGCCGTGCTGCGGACGAGCCACGACTGCACCCGCGCCGTCGAGGTATCGGTGATGCCGCTGCGCGGACGCTGTATGAACCAGTTGACGCTCCGCAGCTTCGCCAAGGGTGTGCCACACCGCTGGTCGATCAAGCACACGACGACGCTGAACGCCAAGCTCGCGGAGGCAAAGAGCTCGCTGCAGCGTATCGGTATCTACGTCAAGCGCTACGAGCAGCTCGCACAACGTGTGGCGGATATAAACATCAGTGAGATGCAGGCGCGCGAGCTGCTGCAGATCTCGATCCCGCGACCGGCTAAGAGGACTGAGCGCATCGACCAGCAGTACCAGGACCGCATCAACGCCATGATAGATCTGTGGCAGACATCGCCAACGGTGGCCTACGCGGGTACCGGTTGGGGCCTGGTCAACGCCGTCTCCGAGTACTACGACTGGTACCGGTCGGGCGGAACTCCCGAGTCCCGCTTCCTCAACGCGCTGGAGGGACAGACCCACAAGATCGTTAACAAGGTGGCGGGTCTCGTTCTGTCCGCCGCGTAGGGGAGGTCAGGTGTGGATCCTAGACGTGCCCCACTGGATGCTACGGGGTCGCTGCCGCGGAGCCAACCCAGAGATCTTTGACGGTGATCCGCTCTATGAGGAGACCGCCAAGGGCTTCTGCGCCCGGTGCGTCGTACGTACCGAGTGTCTGAACTACGCCCTCGAACACGGCAGCGCCGTCATCGGAGTCTGGGGCGGACTTAGTGAAGATGAACGCAACGCCCACCGGCGTGGCGGTCCGCGTCTCTCGTGTCCCGGTTGCCGCACGACGTTACACTTCAGCGACGGCCGAACCGAGATCTGTCTCAGCTGCGGACTGACGTGGAAGTCTTAAAGACGATGCTCTAAGACGCCACTGGCCGTCTCTCGTACGAAACAACGGAGACGGCCAGTTCTATGTCCAGCGCACGCTACGTGCCGCTTGTTTCGCGTTCTAGCGTAACCGCGCGCGTCCACGCGTCCAGCCAGCGCCACGCGTTGCGCTCGATGGTCAGCTTGGCGGCGGCGTCTCGGCCGGCTAGCGCGCTCTCGGTGCGGCGGTCCGCGCTCTTAACCAAGCTATGAACGTACTTTCGCCACTCATGTGAATTTTTTGCGAGCAGACCGACGCCAAGACGCGCCAAGCGAGAGTACTCAGCGCGCGGTGACATGACGCACGGAACGCCGACCGCCGCGTACTCCAGCGGCTTAAGCCATGACTTAGCGGCGTTAAACTTAGAGTCCGCCAGCGGCGCGACCCCGATACCGATCGTGTTAACCGCCAGGGGCCACGCGTTGATGTCCCTTATGACGTCCGTCGTGTCGATCGTGTAGCGCGTCGAGACGCCCAGCGCGGTATGAACGCCCGCCAGCGGGCCGGCGACACGGAACTGGCAGCCAAGCTGCAGCAGCTGCGCCATAGAGGGTCCCATAACCTGCAGGTCGGTCGGGTGTGAGTGCACCGAGCCAGCCCAACCGATGACGTTAGAGTCGGTATGTTCGATCTTCAGGTAGCGCTCGGGAACGCAGTTGCGCAGAATGTGTACCGGGGTCTTGGCGCCGTAGCGCGTCGCTAGCGCGTCGGTCGAGACCGTCACCAGTGACGCCGCGTCGCAGGCGAGCAGCGTGTTTTGCCACGAGTGTACCGCGTTGGGCCCGCTGGGATGCAGCGCGTGGAACGCTGGATTGGCCGGGTGGATGCACGTTAAGTCATCATCCATGTCGACGACGACGGCGGTACCCGCGTTGCGGATGATCGGTATCGCCTGCACCAGGTACCGGTGCGTGACGCGTTGGAACACGATGACGTCCGCGTCCTGCGGAATCCGGACCTGGACAACGTGATCACCGTCGAGCTTGGCCTGCAGCATCTGGTCACGTTCCTGTGACGTGACGATCACGACGTCATGTCCCTGGCGCTGCAGCTCACGCGCTGGCCAGATCAGCCGGTAGTAGCCGCAGCCGGTGGTGTCGGCCGGAAAGATGTAGATCTTCACCGGATCCACCGGACCTCATCATAGTCGACGTACCACATGCAGTAGCTGAGATAGAAGATCCATAAGCCAAGCAAGGCATCATACAGCAGTCTTACCACCGGTCCGGCCTTCCGCTCGTGTTGTTACCATGGTGGTGCCAGACCCAGGTCACCTCAGGAACGTGCAGAAACGCCGCGCCAACCCCCAGCAGCCGCAGATAGAAGCCCCAGTCGTCATAGTCGCTGTCCGGTGACGTGGCCGGCGGACCGAACAGCGCCTGCTTGGCCAGGTTGGCGTGCACGAGAGACGTCACCGGTATGTATGACTTCTGACGCAGCAGGTCAGCGTCGAACGGCTGACCGAAGCGTCCCCACTCCTCGCGCTGCGGAAGTATCTCGCCCCGCGCGTCGACCACGCGGCAGCCGGAATAGACCACAGTGGCACCGGACCGCAGCGCGTGATGCAGCAGGATCGTAAGGTGATCCGGTAGAAGCTCATCATCGTCGTCGAGAAACGCGACCCACGTCGTTGATATGTGATACAGCGCCCGGTTGCGCGTCAGCGCCGAGCCGTCGTGTCGCTTGTCGAACGAGATGACGACGTTCTCCGGCTGGTGAGTCTGCGCCGCGACGCTCGTGACCGCGCGCGTCAGCTCGAACCGACGCGTCGGGATATGCGGTATGATGACGGTTACCCTGTCCACAGCTGTCCCCATTCAGTAACCCGTCACTGCCACCTGGTTGGCAGTCCGCTGGTGTGATGTCCGTGCAGCCGGTAGTGCCAGGTAATCTCACCGGTGCCGGCAAACTTCGCGCTGATGTTCATACACCGCAGGATGAACATCCAGTCCTCTCCCATCCAGTCTTGGTGAAGCGGACCATCCGGCATGAGAAAACCGGCCTCCTTGGCGATTCGCGTTCGTACCATGACATTCATCGTCGTGTGATGTGGCTCAGTGGGATTGAACTGCCGGCCGCGATGCATCGGAAACGGGTTGTTGCCGTCGAACCACGAGTACAGGAAGTCGGCACCGGTATCATGTTGAAGGTTCAACAGCGTCTCAACGTGGTGCGGATACCAGAGGTCGTCGTCATCGAGAAAGGCAACCCACTCGGTCTGTACGGCGTCCAACGCCCGCTGACGGGTCCGCGCCGCACCCTCGTGATTACAGTCCAGCGCGACGGAGATGCCACCGTGCAGCGTCACCGTCTGCGCCTGCACCGAGCTGACGGCCTCTGACAGGAGGTTGCCGACGCGCGGCGGAATGGCCGCGATCGCTGCCGTGACGTCTACCGTCTTCTTCACTTAGCCAGAGCTCCCACGGCACACTGCCACTTGGGGCGCGCGTCAGCGACCGGCCAAAGCAGCTTGACTTCATCCATATTCATCGGCACGACGCTCGACCAGCCCGCGTCTTCCAGCAGCTCAACGAGTCGCGTCTCGGTACACTCCCACAGGTGAACGTCGCCAGCCCACCGGCCAGCGCCGAAGCGCAGCGAATCTAGCGTCGCGCCGTACTCGTCCGACCCGGTCTCACCGAGCAGCTCGCGGCCGCGGTCGACGTCCGGTCCAACGATCATGATCGCGCCGTTAATGACCATACAGTCGCGCAGCCGTGACAGCAGCGTCCACGCGTCTGCACGCGTCAGGTGCTCTAGGACGTGTCCCGCGTAGACGCACTCGACGCTACCCGTCGGCCACGGCAGCTCACCGGTCAGGTCGACACGCTGGTCAGCGCGGTGCGGCATTTCAGGTAGGTCGACGTTGAGCCAGCCGTTTGCGTAGCGGTCGCCGCAGCCTAGGTTAAGTTGCACGCTCATACCTCCTACAGCAGGGTCGGCGCGGGAATCGGTAGGATCCAGTGGCCGCCGTCGATCGTGAACTGCTGCTCATTACGCATGATTGAACCGGCGTAGTTCCACGCGAGTAGCAGGTAGGTGTCAGTAATCTCATGATCGACGACGGTCTGGTTGTAGATCTTTATTCCCGTTCCCGGAATGTAGCGCTCCTGCTTCGCTTCAGTCGTATCGGTGACGTAGCGTAGCAGCTCACCGTCGATGCCACAGAAGTTAAGCAGCGTCGTCGCCTTGGCCGGCGCGCCGTATCCAACAACTGCGTGACCGGCGTCACGTTCGTCAAGCAGCAGCTGCAGAAGCCGTTGTTTGAGCCGCTCAGCACGCCCCTGGAGCCCGAGGTAGACGTTCGTGTCCGTTAACCAGGCTTCAGAGCTGACGACGCTGGAGACTCGTCTAGAGACCTGACTCTGCCGGCGCAGCTTGACACGCAACGAGCCACCCTGTCGGTCAGTAAGCTGCGCGTCAACGACGTACAAGCCGTGGTTACGCGCCGCAGAGCGCAGACTGGTCAGCGAGAAGAAGTTGCGATGCTCGTGGTAGACCAGGTCGAACGCGTTATTGAGGATCAAGTCAGGTAGGTACTGCACCTCGACATACACGGTACCCTTGAACGCCAGCAACTCATCGATACCGGCGAAGACGTCAGAGACGCTCTCGACGTGCGCCAAGACATGGTTCGCGATGATGACGTCTGCGGGCCCGTGCTGCGCGTGAATCTCGTGTGCCAGGTTGCGGCCGAATGGCTTGACGACCGTCTCGACGCCGCGCTGCGCGGCGACCTCAGCCGGTCCGTCAGCTGGATCAACTCCAATGACACGCCAGCCCGCGCGCAAGAGCAAGTGTGAGAAATCACCGTCGTTTGACCCGATCTCAACTACGAGCGGCTTGCGTGCCAGTCCGCTGTCGCTTAGATTCCACTCGTTAAGAACGTCGCTGGCGTAGCGCGCATGATAGAGCGACAGCGGCTTGGATGCACTTGAGTAGAACGAGTAGCCCGAGCCGAATAGGTCCGGCACCACCTCGAGCAGCTGAACCAGGTGGCAGCCGGCGCAGACCGCCAGCTGCAGCGGGTAGTGCGTCACCGTCTCGTTGTCCTTGGTGTAGTTGTCCGCGATCGGCGACAGTCCCAAGTCAAGAACCAGGCGCAAGTCGTCGTAGTTGCACGCGCTGCAGCGCGTTCTCTTCATCGTTGTCCCCACTTCGAGTTGAAGATCTCCTCGGCACGCAGCCGCATCTCGTGAGATTTCTCGGTCTTATAGCCGAAGGTCGTATGATGATAAGTGTCGATGTCAGCGACGTAGACCCGCTTGCCGGCGTGCCTTGCCTCGAGACAGACGTCATCGTAGCCGTGAAATTCATAGCGTTCATCGAAGCGCAGCTCCTGAATCGCCCACGGCGAGAACACCATAAATGATCCCTCAACGATGTCGACGTCTCCCGCAGACCGGTCACCAAAGTGAAGAAGTGCGCTGTCGGTCGACTGGTGACCGATCGGGTCGACGTCCCACCAGTTAAGTGACGGTCCGCCCCCGGCGACACCGATGATTGCGATTTGCGGATCTGCCGCAAAGACGGAGATAATCATCGGTTCTGTCAACGGATCAGTCATCTCGAGGTCATCGTGAAGTAGAACGACGGCATCCAAGTCATAGACTCGAAAGCCGTCTAGAATCGCGTTATACGCCACCGAGATCGAAATCTGGTTAAACGCCGTTAGGACCGGTTGATTCTTTGGGATCCGCGGCTCGACGTACCGGTGAAACTTGTCCCACGTGCCGACGCAGCAGCCGTAGCCGATCTTCACCATGGCCGCCGTCCCCACTTAAGCGCGAACGTCTCACCGTCGCGGCCGGCCTGCTCAGCGAGTGCGCCGCACGTCGTCGAGTTGGCTAGCGTGTTGAGCGGCGCCTCGCCCGGTAGCATCAGAACGCCGCCGGCTTGGATCGCTTGCCACTCAAAGTCAGTGTCGCCCCACCACCAGTGCATCTTCTCGTCGGCGCGCAGACCAAGCTCGCCGCGAACAACGAACGCCCACGGACACATACGAGTCATGATGTTGCCGTCGATCTGCGTCTTTAGGTGTGACATGCCGGCAGTCGTTTGTGTGTACGTGCACGCGATCGCGGGAACGTTCAGATGCTTTAGCGACTCCGTCGTCCGAAACAGCGCTCCAGCAACGTTGTCATACCAATTGGCGGGCAGTGATGTGTCGTCATTGAGGACCGCGACATCCCACAGCTTTTCACCAAACGCCTTGACGGTCATCTCGATGACGTTAAACGCCGTGTTCCACATCTTATAGAGGTGAGGCGGCTGCTCGTCATCACGGTGAACGATCGTCTTGACGTCCGGAACCTGCATACGCAGCCACAGCGAAGACAGAGGTAGGTCACTGGCATTGTCGATAACGTAGACGAAGTCGACCTGGCCGGCTAGCTGGCGCAGCAGCGAGATCAGCTGTTCGTGACGGTTACGTGTTGGGATAATCGCGTATCGGGGGACTCTCACCGGCCTACCGTATCACGCGAAGGGGTCGCTACGGCGTCTCGGTGATCGTGCACGTGATGACGTCGAAGGTGTCGATGTTAACGTTACCGGCACCGAGAAACTTACGAAAGCGCAACGTGCACTCGTAGACGCCGGCCGCGAAGTCCGCTGGCAGGTGAAACGCGGCCCCGACGTTCAGATGCTGCAGCGCGGTGTTATATATCATGTGTGTCGTCGTGTAGTCGGTACCGTCGATCTGGATCGCGCCCTCGACGCCGATGCCGTTAGCGCTAACGTACGCTGCCATGTTGTGATTGACGTGGATCCGACTTGACGTGTAGTACTTGACGAACCGGATCGTGGCCGGCGCGGCGCTGACCAGGACATCGTGAAACGCCGTGTCACCAAAAGCCTGCGCATCAGGAGCGATGTATGTCGACTCCTGCGACGGACCGGGTCCGCGGCTGAGGTTGTTGACGACGTAGTTTAGGTTTGGTGGCACCGACTGCACCATTACCCGGTCGCCCGAAGCCGCCGTACCGGTGAGCAGCGTCGCCGGAACGATGACAACTGAGCTTCCCTCAAAGCCCTCACCGTCAAACTGGATCATAAGTGACGTGCTTTCACCGGTGACTACCGTCGCCGGCCGAAGCTGCCACATCTCACCGCGATAGGACGGTGTCGTCTGCAGCGCGGCTACGCTCTCGGCGAGAACCAGGGGTGTCGTCACAAGAACGCCCTCCGTAGGGTATGACGCATCGGTTGAGTGACGTCGAGCGGCAACGTCCAGGCGATCTCCTGCCAGAGGGCGCTCTGCCACCGGATGACGTCGTACGAGTCATGACGTGGATCCGGCAGCGTCTCCAGCTCAACCTGCTGAAAGAGCGTCTGCGTCTGTACGAGTTGCTGCGCGATCGCCGCGGCCTGACTACGTGTGGTAACCTGGCGTGTCGTCACCTCAGATACGATAAAACCGCGGTTAGCGATCGAGTGCGGCGCCGAGCTGGGAACGTCAGCCGACGCGATGACGGCTTCATCAAACACAGCGGCGCCGTTTCCGATAACGACGAACCGGTTAGGCGCGTTGATTAAGTTGTCGCTCTCGATGATCTGGTCACGTATCACGTAGCCACCGGCATCGAAGTCAAAGTTCGGAATCTCGTGCGCGGGATCGAATGTGCGTCGCAGTTGAAGCACCGAGCTGTTATCGAACCACGGTGATAGGTAGTCTCCGTCGACGGCAAGCTGGTCAAGTACCTGTCCGCCGCGTGTGCCGGCAGCCCATGATCCCAGTGTCGTAAACTCTGACGGACCGGCGATGTAGAAGGCGATGGGATACTGTAACAAAAAGCGCGTCAGTGCGGCCGACGCAACCTCACCGGTAAGCGAGTTGGCGCCGAACGCGTTCGGAATCTGCTGGTCAATGATGAATCCCTCGTCGTAGAACGAGGCGACCGACTGGTTGCCGCCGCTCAGCCGAAACCGCGCCCAGTCGGACGGGACGTACCGTCCGAGCGGAAACTCCTCCCCCTTGATGACCATAAAAAGCTGCAGACGTGACGAGATGCTGTTGAACGCGGCCGTGTCAGCGGCGTCAAGGGTAACGCCGCTGAGGGTACGCTTGATCGTTGTCAGCGTGTTGTGCTGCAGAGACGCCCCCTGGTTGATGACCGGATGTATCTCACGCGTGTAACCGGTCACCGCGTCTACGAGCTCATAGCGTAGCGTCGCTGACCGCTGGCCAACGTACGTCGCGCCGTCAAGGTGAGCGTTAGCTCTCGTTCGTGGGAATCTGCTCAACATTCACCCGCTTCGTGCGATGCAGCTCGGTCAGCAGCAAACTCTGTGTCAGGTACAAACACAGCAGTGACCATACACAGATAAACGAGATCAACGGATCTGTGAACCGCTTGTCGAATACCGCGGCGCTCCAGACCGTAGCCGTCACAACTAGGACGACGAGCGCCGTCGGCGCCAAGATCATCAATACGTTAGCCAGTCCGTCACGTACTCTCAGTTTCACCTCACTTACCTCCCCTTAGCGTGATTTGTCATAGTATCACGCCGGATCAAACGGACTGGCTGTGTCCGTCGTCTGTATGACCTCGATCTCCGCGAGGTAGATCGTCCGGTCACCCTGAACGACGCCGTCCGGTACGATGACCGTTGCGAACCAGCGGTTGCCCAGTTCGTCGCGGACGCAGACGTAGTCCAAGTCGGCCCACGCCAAGTCACGCAGCTGACGGAAGTTCGCTAGACTCGGCAGCGCGATCGCCGCGTTGTTGACCAGTATCGTGCGCTTGAAACGCTCACCGCCGCGTTCAAGCGGTCGCACCGCCATGAAGAAGTCTCGGCCGAACAGCCGTTGCAGCGAGACGGTGTCAGCCTCGGGGAAGCTGAACAGCTCGGCCGGCCGGTTCTCCCACTGCATAACATATGCCAGGCTGGCGGCCACGCTCGCGTTGCTGGTGAAGATAAGTACCGAGTTACCCGCTCCGGGCGCGTTGAGCGTGACACCCGGTGCCGGGATCGTTCCCGAGCCAGTTACCCAGGGTCCCGCAAAGTCCAGGACGTTCAGCGTCCGGATCCGGTACAGGCTGAGTACACCGACGCGCGCCTCAAAGTCGCTGAAAGCCGTGACTAGCGGATCTGTAGACAGCATGACCGTCTGCCAATCGGTGAGAGCGTCGGACCGCTGGATCTCCAGCGCCGTAACCGACGTATTCACAGGAGTAGCGATGATCTCAGCTTCACCATGCAGAGTCCACACCCGGCCGGCGGCGTCAGTGAAGGTCGTTGTACCGGCAGCCTGCAGCCTGAAGTCCGGGTTAGCCACCGCTGAGCCGGCGATGCCGTT